CTTGATACGATAACGCTTAGGTAGCGTTATGCGGTCCACAGAACTGCGTCGGAGCCGTAGAAGGCTCTTTCGCAAGACGTGGCACCAGCTTTCGTAGACCCCCTCTTCTTTAATAGAGGGGGTCACAACACAAGGGATTAAGTATTCTCTAACGTAGTAAGCCTCAGAATCGAGGTCTATCTCTCCTGTTTCAGGATCGATAGTACGTTTATGAATACGTCTCTTGTATTGCGACGGAACATCAGTGTAGGGGCCGATAAGATACATTCCTTTTTGGAGTTTCTCTTTATCTGCCGACCTATATCGAGATGATACAGGTACAGGCCCGTGCCACTCCTCAAAAAGGAGTTGCAAGGCCAAACCGACGTTCTCGTATCCATACTTCCGAATTAAGTTGTTAAACAACTCAGAAGTACGGTACTGTGACCGCTTATCATCGTGCGGAAATGCTTTGCACCTAATAGGTGTGACGTTACTTCCTAGGAAATAGTCACCGCCACAAGATTCTCTGAATCCTGGGGCACCCCAAAAGGACTTGTCTCTGTTGACTAAAAGACCAACAGATTCAAGCGCTCCACTAACCAGATCAGCATGCTGATTTGGCACAATAATATCGTCGCCGAATACTGAAACGAGCGTTTCAGGCTTCAACGAAGGATAGCACTTAAGAGTACGGGAGTCTGTAAACAGACGTTTAAACCCTTTCTCTGTGTATCCGATAGCGGCGAGACTTATCGCCCAAAAACAAATTGTCTCTATAGGGAAACAGCAAGCTGATCCCATAGGTGCGAATTTGTTCAGTGGTACGTTAGTACCATCTGGAAGCTCCGTGCTAGAAGACCTACAGGCCTTCAGTGCGCGTACCCAGTTATCCGGAAATAGTCGCTCGACTAGTTCTAGATGGACTCGGTCCGAAGCTTCTTTGAGATCAATTGTAGCGAAGGCACCCGTGAGGGAACCTTCTTTTGCTAACAACTGATTCCGGGTTTGATCGGAAAATCCAATCTGCCCGTCGATAAGAGGGTAGCGTTCCACCTGTTCACGCAACTTGGCCCAAAGGCCTTGTTGAATGTACATGTGTTCACGCGGTTCCTTGCTGATTAAGCGAGGTCCACGTGAGTCCTTGGGGACAAACACCACCTTGGCCGTCGGGTCCGCTTCTTCACTATTGATTAGTTTATCCATCTCATCACAGAGATGGGACTGACCAAAGAAGAAGTATTCATCATACGGAAAAACCTCGTGTAAACGAGGATTAAACCGAAATGATGAATATCGCTCATGGGGAACTACCCCACAAGCTGACGCACCCGAACCATGACGAGGTGTGATTTCACGCGGATCTGCATCGCTGAGTAGCATGCAGACCACTCTCCTAGCTCTGTTGAGCAACCCATCAATATGGGTAGGAGTGAATGAAATCGACGAGAGGTCTTCCTCAGCCTTTAAAAAGCTTTGGATAACTTCGTCTTCCTGCGCCGATGAATACGGCATCTCGAGCTTGTAAAACAGGTTGGAAACCTGTCTTATGCAAGCAACCGCCTCCACATCAATCTCATTGAGTGGACGCAGACTACCATCCTTGTGTAGAATAGCAGCCCACGCCTTCCTGAGAAAGCGTGGGTAGGCACAGCCACGTTGGTTTCTGAAACCAACGACGGCGCTACCAACCCCTTGTATTATGTCCAGCTTCTTCAGCTGTGGCACATGCAAGTTTATGGGTTCGACGTACGGATCCCCTAAAAGGGCCCAAAACGTCGCACGACTCATTATCGTATACGTCCCTAGTGACTCCAATGTTGGAGACATACCAGGCAAACGTAAACTCTTCTTCGAAGAATTTACGAATCGATATGATGATGTAAGACCTGTACCATTCTGCGTACGTGAGAACGTCTGCAGTAGATACTTGTCTAGTCGCGGTAGCACATTCGATAAGAATGTTATACCTTCTCCAGAGATTCTCCGAATTAGGACCTCCCGGTCCTTCGGTGTAACGAATCTCTTGAGTTTGGTATGTGTTGTCAACAGAAGCATCAATGCTTCTAGGCGTTTCATATTTTCCATTCATTTGGATAGTATCCTACGCCATGACAAATGCATAACACACACCACACGTCTAACGTGGTATTAACCCTTCCGTTTAAGGACGGGTTTGCCCTGTACAAATCGTGTATAAGCATAGACGACCCCTAGAATCAAAGCCAAAGGCGATGATTCCGCAAGAGAAGATCCCAAAATTGAGATCAGCTCTAAGAGGTTATCGAAGTTATCCACGATCGTACTCGATCCTTCTTGCGCTACAACCGCAGGCCCTTCGGCCTGAGGAAATAGCGAAGGTTCGTAATCATACCGGGGGAGAGGCGCGAGCCCATCCCCATTAGCTAGTACTTTCATTTCTGAAGTATTAGTGGTAGGTCGCCCTTACAATTAGTAAGAGGCTTCCCCGATATCCGTACGGAAATCGGTGATTGCGAAGATTTCTTGGACTTCTTCCAAGATCTCATCGATATCCGCCAGGTCTGCAGTTGCAGGCCGAGTGACCGACGCCACAGCTTGATTAAAGCTGGGGTAGGTCTCCGAAGTAGCATCATAAGTTGGATGCTTAAAACGGATGGTGGATTGTACGAGGCCCCCGCTGAGTTCTTTGTGCTCGATGAGCAACGAAGGACGACCAGCGAGGTCGTTGTTAGGGGAATCAGCATAATAAAGTGCTGAGTTACCAGACGAAGGAACGCGTTCGAAAACGCGATCTGCGGCTGGATTTCCCACGTTTAGTGTGATTGTGTCGGCAAGTGCCATAGCTAGTTTGTAGTTAAGGTGTGCATATTGTAACCGGGCGGCTTTGCCTCCCTATTAAGTTACTAGCACGTTATTAATTAATTGCAACAGCTGCTATCTTTATCGGTGTCTCCGGAAGGAGGCCGAGATAACATATTATACTGTCACAAGGCGCCGATCAAGTCGATAAAATGACGAGATCTGCAATGTTGCCCAACTGTCTAAGGTTAGGCATACCAAGTGTAGGAAGAGCGATCGAACCGTATGATAGCGGTCCTTTCCTCCTCTTATACGTAGTAGTGACAACCTTTCCGGCGGCATAACTGCCGACGTCCGTGTTGTCCCACTCCGAGGCGTAAATACCTGTGTCAAAATAGGTAGTTACGGTAGCATCATATACGGTTTTCACCGAATACCCGTCTTCGATAATAGTATACGGCAGGTCATAATAAGACCCGTCGAACTGATTAAAGAATTCGGACAGCCCTACGAAATAATCAATTAGGAAGCTCCACGGCAATAATTGCCATGCAGTGTCCAAAGGTTGATCAAAACCTAGGGAATCCAAAAGAAGTAATACTTCATTTGGTTCTGGGAATACACTCCAGTCATATTGACAGAGTGCCCATGCTGTGATACTACGATCAGCGATGCATTCAGCCCGCTCATAATGGCGGTAGGGATAAGTCTGCTTATAATAAGCTGGACTTAGTGCCCCTGAATCATTAACTGACCCACGAACTACTACAGGCTTGGTCCTGCGTAGTCTGTCCAATTGAGAACTCAAGTGCTTTCCTGTCATCAGCATAGCTCTTAAATCGTTTATAAACGGTTTAATTGCGAACTGATAAGTAAGGTCAGCACTCGCGATAGCTTTAGCTACCTCAAGAATAGGGGTCCGGTGTAGATCTGACTTGGATTTGAATAAATCCTCGTACAGTTTCTTATCCCGCCTTCTATTCTTCAGCCCTATTAATCCACTGCTAAAACGAGTGGCTACGTCTTTGAAATCACGTAGCTCCCCGAGAAAGACAGGAAGATTAAATGGAGCATCTTGGATGTCGAACTGCATGCTATTTACGGCACGCTGCACGGCATTTGCCTCACTGTCGCCAAAATAGGCGTTAGTGGCGGCCCAAGAGAGGAGACTATTGCGACTCGCTGAGAGGCCAGAAGTATCTACTACTAAGTCTCGCGACTTGTAGACAGATTCGTGCCGGCTAGATACCGGTACCAACGGGTTCATCCACTCCACTTTGGAATGGGTTACTTCGTTGTACTGGCCGTGACCGCTGGGTTCATCTTCGATGGACTCAACGACTCCAACCTTCCCCTGATGGAAATCAGCGGATAGGTCGTAGCTTGTACTACCATCCCGAAAGGGAAGCCCATGGATATTTTTGACACCTGTGTAGGTGCCATTGTATCCACCAGTGCGAAACACACTGGGTGGGTCGGTTAGTACGGTTGTATCACGTTCTCTCAGTCTCATACTCAATTTGGGTTTGATGTGGAATCCGCCCC